TGCTGCTGGACTCAGCTCTACGCTTGCCGTGACATCTGGAGGAACGGGGCAAACGGCTTATACTGATGGGCAGTTGCTTATTGGAAATACAGCTACGGGAGGCTTGAGTAAGGCAACCATTACTGCTGGTTCAAATGTAACTGTTACTAATGGAAATGGCACAATTACAATCGCGGCTGGGGCATCTGGCGTCTCATCCTTCTCTGCTGGAACTACTGGCTTAACGCCAAACACGGCTACAACAGGCGCAGTATCGCTTGGTGGCACTCTTGCTATTGCTAATGGTGGGAGTGGGGCAACGACCGCTGGGGATGCGAGAGCAAATCTTGGAGGCATTCAACCTGTCACCGTTAGATCGACAAGTAACGTGCTCCCGGCAACGGCTGGCACATTGACTGCGGCTGTTTGGACGCAAGGATCTGCCGTAATTACTTTTACAAGCTCTTCAATAACGCCAGTTATTGGAATGAGCATCAATATTGGAGTGGCTGCGGGCGTTATCAAAACAGTTGATAGTCCGACTCAGATCACGATGAGCTCTGTCGCTGGCGGAAGCGGGTCTGGAGCAATAGTTCTTTACAATTCAACGCTCACTACGCTTGTTACGGCATCTCTTTTGACAGTTGATGGCAAAACACTGGCAATTGGCGATACTATTATTTTGGTTCAAACGGCATTAGCTCAAAGTGGGCCTTGGGTTGTAAGTAGCATTGGTTCTGGGGTTTCATTAACCCGTCCAAGTTGGTTTACGGGCAGTATAACTACTCCACTTTTAGCCTTAATTACTTCTGGCACGGGTCAACAGGGGGCTCTTTTAAGCATAGGGTTAGCGGCAGGCGCAACCGGAACGCAAATTGGCGTTGAATCGTTAACCGTTGGCCTTGTTGCTTCAAGGGGAAATACTAATGCAGTTTTAGGTGGTAACACTTTTGTTGGGAAAAATACATTTCAAGCTGGGACGGCTGGTTCTGGCGCAGTGCCATTTGCATTTCAGGCTGGTACATTGATGACGACCCCACAGGCTCATTCTGTTGAGTGGGATAGCACGCAGATGTACGTCACCAACAGTAGTGCCGAACGGTTGCCTGTGGCTACGTCTAAGGTGCAGCTTAACGCACAGACTGGCACAACCTATACGCTCGCGCTTGCTGATGCTGGCTATTCCGTGACGCTTAACAATGCCTCTGCGATTGCGCTAACAGTGCCAACTAACGCAACAGTAGCATTTCCAATAGGAACACAAATTTTAGTAATGCAACTTGGTGCTGGACAAGTAACTGTATCTGGTGCATCAGTAACATTTAATGCTAAAAATGGCTTAAAAACATCTGGTCAATACGCTGTTATTTGCTTAATTAAAATTGCAACAGATACTTGGATACTTAGCGGTGACGCTGCTGTTTAATTTATGCTTGCAATATTAGGTAGCTTAAAAAACAAAACGCCAGAATATTTGATTGTCGCTGGCGGCGGCGGCGGCGGCAGTCAAGTTGTAACCGTTAACAACGGCGGCGGCGGCGGCGGGGGTGGTGTTCTTTCTGGTGCATTTATATTTGCCACTGGGACATCATATCCAGTAACAGTTGGAGCAGGAGGAGCCATTGATTCTAATGGAGCAAATTCATCTTTTAACTCATCAATAATTGCGATTGGCGGAGGTAAAGGCGGGGGATTGGCGGCTGCCATAGCTGGTGGAAATGGCGGATCTGGTGGCGGGGGAAGCGCAGCTCCACTTCCTGGGGCTGGCGGCACAGGCACAACTGGACAGGGAAATTCTGGCGGCGCAGGAAGTTCCGGTGGAATTTATTGTGGCGGTGGTGGTGGTGGTGCTGGAACAGCAGGCAGCAACGGAAGTACCGCAACCATCTTTGGAAAAGGCGGTGATGGCGTTATGTCCTCAATCAGTGGATCATCAGTATATTACGGAGGAGGAGGAGGAGGAGGAGGAAATATAGGCTCTTATGGATTGGGCGGATTAGGCGGAGGCGGACGTGGAGGCACAAATGTCACTAACTCAGCAGTTGCGGGCACGGCAAATACAGGCGGTGGAGGCGGTGGAAGTGGCGATAGTACTAACGCCGCTGCGGCTGGAGGCTCTGGAATTGTTATTCTAAAATATCCAGATAAGTATACAATTACACTTACTTCACTAACTGCAACTACAATTACTGGAGTTGGTGGCTTTAAGGTAACAAGAATTACCGCAGGAACCGGAAGTGTATCTTTTGCTTAATTTTATGAAAACACTACTCGCACGACTACAGGAACCTTCGACTTACGCCGGACTATCTGCACTACTAGCTATGGCTGGCGTTCAGATTCCTGATGCTAAATATCAAGCAATTGTTCACGCTGTTGCAGCCGTTGCTGGTGCTATAGCAATGTTCTTGGGAGAAAAACCAAGTGCTCCTACTCCTCCTTCAGGCTCTTAATTCGTGGTTGCAGTTGCGAGTTGTTTCTGCACACTGGGAATTGACTCGCGAAATAGAAAGATACTGCGATGCCACAGAAAACGCCATATTGGAAGCTAGGAGCGTTGGGAACGATGCTCTTGCTGATAGGTTGCTCCAGCGTTTCGCCCGTGCCTCAAGCATCGTTGTGCCCGCCGTTGGGAGTGCTACACCTGCAACAGGGCCAAACGTACCAAGCACAAAGCCCTGAGACTTGGCACTCAGCAGCTAGATATCAAGCACTTGAATTGCAGTTGATAGATGCAGTATCGGCCCTTAAGCAGGCTCAAAATAAATGAGTGCATCTACCTCAATGATACCATTATTCATCAACCTTTTGGCAGCTATTGCTCCTAGCCTTTGGGTTATTGCGGCTGGGGCATTGGGAATTGGCATCGGTGTATATGGGAAAAGCAGGCTAGATTTGCGCAAAGTGATGCGCACAGTTAAAAGAAAACCTGCCACAAGAAAGCCAACTGCAGTAAAAAGACCACGCAAATGAACAATCATATTGACGACATTTTAAGCGTGGGATACGTGAATGGAGTTGCAGTTGCTATTTCTGTAAGTCAATTTGAAGCAGGCGTGCGTATTTTCTCGTTACTTTTAGCAACTGCATACACAGCTTATAAATTCTATAAAGCCATTAAAATCAAATGATAGCACCACATCCAAGTGAATCTCCTGAGGACTTTTTAGAAAGAGTTGTAATTGGACTTGGAGAACACTTTGATGTGATTCAGCTATTTGCTCAGACTGAAAACCCTGAATTTACTGATACTTTTAATGCAGGTAAGGGAAACATTCTAGCGCGTCAAAAACAAATTGAGAATTGGCTGGAAATGGGTGGCGGACAGGAAATTGAGGAGCAAGAAGATGCTCATCAAGAAGAAGACGAGGACGACGAATAAATCGTTATGGCGAATATTACTCGCAAGTGGAAACGATGGATGGCCCTCGGCTGCTCTCATGGGCATCTCGCTGATCAAGCGTTATTACGTCAGGTTCTTGAATTTAAAAAAAGGTTTAACCCTGAACTTACCATTCATTTAGGGGATGCTATTGATTTAGCATGCCTTCGCGGCGGTGCTGCCGGATCATCCGATGAAGCTTGTGATCCTGAAGGTGATTTGAACGATGGCTTATCGTTTCTTTCACAATTACAGCCTCAAGTTTATCTACTTGGTAATCATGAAGCTAGATTAGTACATTTAATGAGTTCGCCTAAAGCAATTGTGGCAGCACTGGCTGCTCGGGTGTACCAACAAATTCAAGACCGAGCCAAAGAGATCAAGTGCAAGGTTATCGACTACGACTTCCAAAGTGGCTGGTATCCATTTGGAGATTGTTTAGCGGGCCACGGCTACATGATTAACGAAGCTGCCGTGCGCGATCACGCTGAGGCTGTTTGTAGTGGCACACACAACAAAGTGGTAATTGCGCACTTACATAGAGTCACGCAGGCAGAAGGGCGCAATAGAGCGCATCCAACAGGGTATTGCGTAGGATGGCTTGGTGATCCCAAATTAACAACCTATGCGGCTAACCGAAGAGCAACTAGCTCTTGGTCACGAGGATTTGCTTGGGGAGAATACTGTCAAGATGAAACACAAATATGGCTAGCAAAAGAGACACGATCACAGACGTTCCGGCTTCCGGTGTAAGCTGGTTATCAGAACTAGTAAATGAACTTGCTATTGGGTTTCCCCCAAAAGGTGAGGGTTGGGCTACAATG